TGAATCCTACGTTTACATTTGGATATGCGGAATTCAATGCGGCTTTTGTAAGCGCGACCGTGCTATTATTAACCGCGCCTAATTGTCCTAATGCTACTGCGTGATTTGAAGCCGTTGCATTCTGTATTTCTAATTGCCCTGAATAATTCATTCTTGCAACAATCACCGCGCCATTTTGCTGCCAGGTTTGCATATCGCCACTTGCTGCCAATTGCCTTAAATCAAAAACAGCTCTTCCTGGCTGATTTGATTGGATTCTAGGAGCGGCCGAACCGGAACCAAAAGAGAATTGCCCCAAAGCTGCGCTCGTCGAGTTCTCCAAGTTCATCACTTTCATACTGCCTGTAATCGTAGGCCCATTGTTAAAAACCGCGACCGCACCGGCAGAATATCCTGTTTCGTCAGATAATGCAGCAGCTAATCCGTCTGAGTTGGTCAGCAATGTTTGAAAATATGCCTTACTTGCCGATACGCTTGGAGCTTTGTCCGTTTCAGAACCTGATAGCGTGTTTAGTACTTTGCTATCAGCATAATTGGTTCTTGCAGTCGTGTAAGCCGATGCAATACCAATTACCGGTGTTGTTGTCCCACTCGCTACGGTTGTTTCTCCTGATACGCCTGTAACGCTTGTGACGGTTCCGTTTCCTTTGGCGTTCCAAGTTGCTTTTTCCGATGCGTTTGTCCATTTGTTTGTAGTTCCAGAATCTGAAATATCATCCGCGTCTAAAACAACCGTTCCGGTTTGTCCGTTTACTGAATCAACCGCACCGCCTCCGGGAATAGCTGCCGCAATAGCATCATCTACGTATCCCTTTTGCGTAAAGTACATTCGTTCTTCTGACAATCCTGTTAAATCGAATTCTTGATTAGCTTTAAATCCTGTAAATTCTGTGTTTTCAGTATATAATTCTAAATAAGAATTATACAGGCCTAAAGATGTGAAGATGTTTTCGTCTTTATTAAGATCAATCATCCGAGGAATATCTGTTATAGCAAATCCAAAACGCCTATTTTCATCATCGTACACAACACCTTTGCCTTCGTCAAAAGGGAATTTTATATCTAAATTAGTTTCATTCCCATTCTCTAAAGTCTGCTGTAAGTTTTGAGAACCGCCAGCCTCTGTGTTTATTTGATAAGGGTCAATAGCCGTTCCTGTTCCGGTTACGGTTGTGTTTTCGCCGTCAATGATTATAGTGGCAGACGCTTCTTCGTCAATCGCCGCGTAAAGCTCATTAAAATTGCTTTCCGCTTTCCTTTGACTTTCCCGAAGTGTGTCCCCGGTTCCGTCATTTGGCGCTGTTCCGTAGTTTATATGTTCTTGCGACATCTGGATTCTTTTTTAAATAAATTCTTACTTTTTCAATGATGTTTTTGTCTTTTACTTTTTTTGGCTTTTCTTTCATACAAAATCATAAGATTCTCCGAAGTCTCGGATTGGGTTAACTGAATTTTCTGTACTGCATTTGTATTCCGGCATTTTAGAGCCGTTTTTACAAAGGTATTTTTCTAATCTGATCCGATACATTTGTGCTTTATACTGCTGATTTTTCAATAACAAATCATTCTCGGTTTTGTCGTTTGGATTTCCATTAACCGGCGTTGCTTTGTAAATTCCGGCGTTTGATATTTGGTAAGCTCCCACCAACAAATATTCCGCAGTCGACTGGTGTATTAAAAACAATCTGACATAAGGATAAAGCAGTTCGTATTCTCCCGAAAAATTTGGAAAATCAGTAACCATCTTTTCTTTTAATTCGCTGCCTAAAATTTCCTCCAAAGCCGACTGCTGAGCATCAATGATGCAAAACTTATATCTGTCAACGTCAATATTCCCGCCCATAGGCGTGTTTTTGGTAAGGTCGTTGTCTTTTAATATAATCTTATCCATAACTTAGTTTAAATATCCGTGATTAGGCATATCTGTAGGCATTTTAGCGACTAAAGGATCGTTTTGTTCATAATTTGCTGCCTTTCTTTCGGACGGATCAAGCGAATTAAGCAACTCTCTGGCCTTTGCGGTTGTTATTTTGTCTTGATTCGACTTCAAATAGATGTTTCTTTGCCAAAAATGCTGACAATTCGCACCGCCTTTGTATAGAAAAAGGTTGTATTTGTCTGATCCGTATGGGCCTAATCCGGGATTGACGGCCTTTTTACTCGCCGCTTCGATGTCTTCTTTTCGGTAAACTAAACCGGCAGACATCATTTTTGCGCAAAACTGCCTTTGCGGGGCTAAACTTCCTTTGTATTCGTATCGAATTTTGAACAAAGTAGTGTCCTGATCACTGTTTCTTTCAGGAAAATTACTAGGAACGTAAGCCAAATGCAGCGATATTTCAGTTAAATCGGGTTCTCCTTCTTGTTTTTTCTCTGAAATGCACTCCCATTCTGATAAATCAACCACTTCGCCTAATCCGATTAGCGCGTCCGCAATTAAATCATCGGTATTTTCGTGGCTGCTAAGGTTTGTTTTTACTGCCTCTCCATTGGCATTAATTGTTCTTAATGGAATGAAGTCCAAATCAATGGTATATCCGGCCTTTCCGAATATTTCACCAAGATTATCTAGCACTTCTTCCTGAATCGGCTGGATTACATTAATCATCAACTCATTAAAAGCGCTTTCCATTTCGTTAGCGTTGTTTCCAAGCCCTGTGCTGTCTTTTATGCCAAAAAGAATAGGCGATGTCACCCTGTGCGCAATAAGTAGCTTTTGAACGCTTTCTCCTGATAAAAAGTTATACTGTTCGTGCGCGTCCGATACTTCAAGAGCTTCAATAGTAATAGCCGTTTCTTTATCTGAGTTCCAATTTATGTAAGTCCGGTTTGCATTTGTGCTTCCGGTCCCTTCTCGTTTAATATCGGCAATAATTTTTCTTTTAACTTCTTTACTGGCAGGTTCTCCATTGTTCATATTCCAAACATGGCCAAAAGAAAGTCCGTTCTTAATATGATTGATACAGTAGTTAGCGATTTCTTCTTCTAGTTCAGCGTAAGGAAGTCCTGACGTGTATGACGGATCATTGAAATACGTTTTCCCTGCTTGGTACTCTTCGGAAACATATAAAAGTGAGCCGGATTTCGTTTCTGAAAAGTAAAACGAATCGATTTCTACAGGCGGGTATTTACGAATGTTATCGAAGTCCAAAGACCACCAATAAGAATAGACATCTCCGTTATCGTCCATTTTAGATGGCAACACCTGATTCTTTGGCACGTGCTTGATCATCACTAAATTGCCTTTTTGGTAAATCAATTCAAGCGCACCCTGGCCAAACATATACTTATCTTTAATGTAGGCTTTCAAATCTTTTTTAGACAACAATTTATTGACCATTGCGAATTGAATCGGCTTAAAAGATTGTTGTTTAGAAGTCAATCCCTTTCCGTAAATGAATTGCGTGTAACTGTCTATGATTGCTCTGTTTGTAGGCGAACCATTATACCGGTCAATAATGTACTTGTAAAAAGAGTTTTTAGGACCATTGAAAACGTAGCTATCGCCGGAAGTTTCTTGGACTTTCGGCCTAACATAACTCGATAATTGTATTACGTCAAAATTCATTGTTGCTGTGGTTCTGTTGTGGCGTATCCTTTTCCTCTGTAAATGACAGTCCCTTGATCATCTTTAATTTCCAATTCAAAGGATTGTCCTTCCTCCATTTCAAGGTCAAAAGAAGTCGAAAGATAACCATTTGTTTTTAAACAAACAAGATTGTGCGTCGTGGTTTTATCCTGTAACTCATATCTAACCGTCATTACCGCAGAATCTACGTAATATCTTGGTATTACCAAAAGTGGATGCGTTGTGATTTCAGGATTGAATATTTTCATAAATGCGTTTTATAAAAAAAGCCTTACTTTATCGAGCAAGGCTTTTTTGTTCGATTCGGTTTCCCGAACTTTTCCTTAAGGCGTAACGACTTCGTCAGAAACTAACGCTGTTAAGGCTGTTTTTGCTGCGGGGCTTAAAAACGGACTAAACTTACTATCCATTGCCTGTAAAGCTACGGTATATCCCGACAAATCCGTTCCCGCGCCTCCGGTTACTTTCGTGCCGGTTGTAGCGTCCGCGCCGCTGTCAATTCCGACTACATTGACGTTCCCGTTGTAGTCCCAAACAAACGCAATCACTTGACCGGCTAAAAGAGCCTGGACTTCTACCTGTGATTCCGCGCCTAATTTTGGGAGCGTAACCGCTAAAGCCTGTACAATTTCGGTTGTTCTGTTATCCGCGCTTACGGTTGCTGTTTCAGTCAAAGTGTTTACGGTTGCTTTGACTTCGTATCTAAACACTTCTTCCAAAGAAACAGGTAGAGTAGTAATCAATTCCGAAGCAACAACAAATCCGTAATCTTTATAAACAGCAAAATCAATCATCTTGATTCCGCCGCGCTGGTCTTTACACGTATTTTTACGTCCTTTTGTAATATCACAAGGCATATCTTTTTAATTTAAAAAAGGGGAAATTTCATCCCCTTGTTATTTTTATCCTACGTAAAGAACGTTAAATCTTTGGCCTACAACGTGAGTCGTAAGCGTAGCAACAACTTTGATCCACCATTCGTCAGAACCGTCTGCAAATTGTTTCATTTCAACACGGTTGTAATCTGAAGCTAAATCTGTGGCCCAAACCAAATGTTCTTTTGGCGCAGCGATCATCACGTTTTCAGGAATCGGCACGAATACGATTTCAATTCCGTTGAAGAAATACTTTTCTCCCGTTACGGAAAACGCTGTTTTGAATTGCGCCGGATCATTGTTGTAAATGCTGATCATTTGCTGGTGGCTGTAAGGCGCGTAAATTACCGGAGTTCTTTTTTTACCTTTCAAAATCCTTGACGGAATCGCTGCGTACAATTTGTCGTATTCAGCCTTGATGTTCGCGGTTGTGATGGTTGTTCCTGCAACTTTGATTCTACCGCCAACACCAGCGGTTTGCGCTTGGTTTGATGAATTGTAAATCATTCTCTGAACGATACCGTCCCAAGCCGCGTTTGTTGTCCCTGTTGGTGTAGCTGCTACCAAAGCTTTTTCTGCGGTAGAAACTTGGTTTTGGGCTGTCCCTGCGGTAAGCGCTGCAACTGCTGTTTTTGTGGCCGCTGTAACGTTGCTCCAGAAAAGATTTTGCATCTGCTCTGAAATGTCACTGCCGTACATCTGCATCATAAGTTTCTCAAACTCGGAACTCATTACGTTCCATGCTCCGGGCTTCATATCTCTTTTGAAACGTGAAAATCGCAGATTGTCTGGGCAGAATTTAGCGAAGAACATAAATTTAACAGGTGTCACCACCGTGTCAAACATTGTAATGTCTCCGTCCGCCGTAGGAACTCCGCACGTGTATGGCTGTAAAGCGATATCAACGGTTGCTTCGGTGAAAATAGTTTCGGCTTTGATGTCGTCCTCCAAACGCACAAGGTTGTCAGAAATGGTTTCGTTGTCGTAGAAAATTTCTTCGAAAATAGGCTCTGCGGCTACTCCGCGAATATCTACTGAGTTGTAAGTAATTGCCATTGTTTATTTTTTATTTAGTTGTTTTTGTTTTTTCTTTCCATCCCTTTGGAAGCGTCTCGAAATCTTCTTTTGTTGCTCTTTCAGAATCCAATAACCAAGTCGCGATTTCGTCAGTCAGGTCTTTAGGACCAATAAGGCTGCTTTGTCCGAACGGTCTGATTTCTACACCTGATTTGAATTTAGCCGCCGCTTCTTTTGGTTCAGACTTCTTCGCTGTTGGTTTCTTAGCGGCTTCTTTTGGATCGGTCGCTCCCTGCTCGACAATTAGCGTTGTTTCGGGTTTATTGTCCTGATCTTCAGATTCTTTGTTTTTATCGATTGTTAAGTGTTCCGTTTTCATAACTCGTTTTGTTTGTTAAACCTTCTTTTTTCCAAAGCAGTCATTTCTTCATACTTTTTTTCAACTTTCTTTGCTTTCGTTAAGCTGACAATTTCCTCAGTAGATTCTTTTGAAAACTCAGCCTTGAAAGCCTTGATTTTTTCATCAACAAGTTTTTCGGCTTGTTTTCCGAACTCCAAAACCATTGCGTTGAAATCTTCTTTTGAAAGTTGATAAAAAACTTCCTGCGTGTGCTTTTCGCTTTTAACAGTTGGCAATGGTGCTGCTGGTGCTTCGGGAGCAGCTTCTAACTCAGCCGGTGCATTTTCTTCCGGCGCGGCTTCTCTGACTTCTTCAGCTAACGAGCCTACAACTTTCAACACTTTACCATCTTCTAAAGTGTATTCTCCATCAGGGACAGGCAACTGATCGCCGTCCGGCCCGGTCATTGTCAACTGTGTTTTTGGCGAAATGGTTTCGCCTTCAAAATTAATAGTTATTGATCCGTGTCCCAAGTCGGCAGTCATTACTTTTCCGAGTTCAATTTTCTTTGAAGTAAGCAATGCAAAACCGTCTTTAATTGCTGTGATGATCTGAGCGCCTAAACTTACTTTTTCGTCTTCTTTAGTCATTTCTTGTTTGTTTAAATTTATTTTTTCAAGGTCAAAAAAACCATCAATTGAAAATCCTTTTACTTTACCGGTTTTTACAAAGTCATTCCAAACTTCATCGTTGTCAACTTTCATACTCGCAAACCAAGTCCCAATAGGCTCGTCAAACCCGTACTTTACCGATTTATCATTTACCATATCTTCCTTGATCCAACTCTCCACAAATGTAACCTGCGATAACTTCAAACTTTCGTCGTGGTTAATCGTTGAACTACTTTGATAACTTTCTTTTAAAAAATTCTCACTTGCCAATCTGATTGTTTCAGCAGGGAAAATAATATTAAATTCTTTATTGTCTGTTTTTCTGTAAACCGGTTTGTCTGGAATCAAAACAGCGCCTAATAAAATTCTTTTTTCGGTATCAACCGCTTTTAAAGTTATACTTTCTTCTTTTTTCAAAGCAATAAACATCGATTCCATTGCTGGGCTATCAACGAGTGATATTCCATAAACTCCGGTTGTTTCTCCCTTCTTAAAAATTACGTTGTATGTTTCCATTTTATATATAACTGAAAAGTTTATTTTTGGACTATTTTTTTTAATTGAATGTAGCGGTTGCGATCCTGTTTCTATCCAACGCCTGCGCATTCGAAACTTCCGTTGAAACTACAAACGCTTGAATTGGATCCTGTTTCTGCTGGTTATTGATAGTCTCAGCCAATTGATTGGTTCCGCTCTGACCAACTACGTTAAACTGTGGAGGCGCGGCGATTGTCGGTGGACTTGGAACGCCACCCGCGCCACCTCCACCTCCTGGCGTTTTAACTGCTAATATTTTTTTAACAGATGCATAGCCCGAAGCAACAACTCCGGCAGCAGCTACGGCGCCTAAAGCTATTCCTACAGGACCCGGTATAGATTGAACCATTCCGGTAAACGCAGATATACCGCCTCTAATCGTGTCTATGGTAGTGGCCGCAACTGCTAACGCTTTACCCGCAGCTGTTGATTCTCCAGCCAATTTAGACGCGGTGGCTAAGCCATTAGCTAGCTGCCCAGACATTTCTAATTTAGCAGCAACTTCTTCTTTGAACAATTGCTTTCTCGCTTCTGTGTTTTTTGCTAATGCTTCGGTCCGCTGTTCTTCGGATAAATTATCAGCGTCAAGAATCATCTGTCTTTGCTCTTCTAAAACAGCATATCTTGTTTCGAATTCTAGCTTTTGATTTTCAATAGCTGCGTTCCTTGCTTCTATTTCTGTCGATTGTTGGCTGGATAATATTTCTTGTCTGCGTCCCTCAAAAGTTACTTCCAAATCCAACAACTCCTGCTGCGTTGCGTTCGCTTGATCTAATGTGGCACGCGCCGTTTTGTAGTCTTCAGATAATTTAGTCAGTGCGTTTTCGGCACGCAGCGATTTTAGAACCGCATCTTTTTCATTTTGTCTTTCCAACTCCAAAGCAAATTGATTGTCTTCAGCGGCTAAGACGGCAAGATTAAAAGCCTTTAAATCTTCGAGTAATTGTTTTTGATATTCGCGTTGTTTTGCAAGTTTTTCTTCAAGTCTTTTTTTATTGGCTTCCGCAAGTTTTTCAGCGGCCGCTTTTTCTTCGTCCCTTACGCGTTGCGCGTCCTCTGCTCTTTCGTCTGCCTGACGTTGTAGTCCTTCGGTAAAAACCTGACTGTATTCTTTAGAAAGTTCTTGCCGTCTCTTGATGTTTTTTTCGGCTGCTTCTCCTGTTAAGTTTTCTAATTCGAATTGTTTGGTTAATGCTTCCTGTTCGGCGCTTATTTGGGCGAGTTTTTCGAAATGCGCATCCGTTTCGATTTTACGTAATTCATCGACAGAAGCCCCTCGTTCTTTGGCTCTGGCTAATGCTAATTTTGTGTTTCGGTCTAATTCTGCCGTGTTTTCTTTAAGTAGCGCGGTTGATCTTTCGAGTGCCTTTGCATAATCCTCTTGTTGTTTCTTAGCTTCTTCGGTCACTTCTCCGGACTCTGCCATTACCGTAACCAAATAACCTAACGCGACTACTAAAAGACCAACCCCTGTGGAGGCTAACGCGATTTTAAACGCTTTTAATGCGCCTGTTGATGTACCAACTACAGCGGTATAGATTTTTTGCCCTAAAGTAGCTATGGTAGTTCCCTTTGTGAACAGTCCAGACGCTTCGACCGCGTCTTTAACAGTCATAGCGTAGCCTCCGGTCACTTCGTTAAGGATTCCCATTGCTCCGCCATTGTCTAAAATAGACTGACCAGACTCTTTAAACGAGCCGGAAATGTTTTTATTTGCCGACTCTAAATTATCCAACGAGCTTTCCAAACGATTAACATCAGCTATTGCCTTGTCGGTTCCGGATTCATTTACGATTATATTGACTATTTTTTCAATTGCCATTGTCTTTTTGCTTTTTTGATTGCTCCACTTACATTTTTAGGTAGTTCAAACTTTCCTTTTGCGATTTCAATTTCTTCGGATTTTATGTTTGTCCAATCCTGAGACTGCAACAAATCTATAATTTGCTTTATCATACATTTTGTGTTATTAGAATATCAAAATTATCTGCGCCTATTGTTACTCTTAATACGCCCGAACGAACCGAACCTGAATTGTAATTTGTGGACGCTCTGACATAATCGGACCTGAAGCCGTTTACTTTATTAGAATTAAACCATCCGGTACCATCCCCTGTATCTACTTTAGAAACAGTCCATACCGTATTAGCGGTTACTTTAATCTCAAAGTTTTCGGCCGACGCGGTCGATGCGTAATTATCCAAACTAATTCCGTTTTGAATGTACGATGTTACCGGCTCGTGTACGGAAACCTGATCAACCGTGTACTGTTCAGAGTCTACTGTTATGAATGTATTGTCAACAGTCAATGGAATTACGTTTGCAGCCGAATCAATTGGCGAAGAAAAATCTGTAAATATTTCAAGGTCGCATTGTCCGGTCGTTAGGTCCGCTTTTATAATTGAAATTTTATATTTCTTATCCGATATAATGAATATGTCGTTCAGGGAAATTGCATATAACACGCTTACCGGAAGAACGGCTTTTATATTGTAAATCCTCGTTTTCCTGTTATACAAATCAGATATAAATGTTTTCCAAAAATTAAAATATAATCCTTTTTCAATAGGCGAATAGAAATAACTTGAAATGTCACTGCCATAGTTTAACGAATTTGTAACCTGGCCAAACTCAATGTTATCTTCTGTTGCCGTATGATAAATTCGCGTAGTTTGATGCGCTGGCTGTATCGTTATTTCGGGCCCATCAGAAAAAGAATTTCTGTAAAAGAAATATGGCTTTCCTTTGTACGGTTTTAGCTCTGCATTAATAGAAAAACCGACCTGATAATCTGTAAGTTCTTCTGTCGATTCGTCCTGCAACCTTTCGAACAACATATTTTCAAGTTGTGGCTGTATCTTTAAGTCGGTTCCATCTGTTTCGAAATTAGCTTTTAGATCGCCGTAACCAATGCCGTTGTTTTCAAAATATTTTGCGCCCAATATCGCTCCGGATTTTTGATAAGCAAACTCGATTTGTTTTTTTACATCAGGTCTTTTAACAGTCATTTCTTTAATATCAACGTATTTCGTGATATCAAAAGCTACGCCTTTATCGTAAAAGCTATCGAGTGTGTCAACTGTAAAGTCTGTCGATCCATTGGGTTTAATTATTAAATTTGACAATGCAATACAGGAATTTATAAAATCCCTTACTGTCATTTCAGGCATCTGTTGAGACACAACGACACTCGATGTTATCGATTGCTCTGGGTTAGATTCTTCCCCAGCCGTATTTCCTAAATTAGTTCTTAAGCGAACATATATCTTGGATGTAAAATCAAAAGACGCTGACGATGTTACCTTAGCTTTTATTGTTATAGATGTTGTGCTTTCTGATTCGTATAACAAAGCTAGTCCGCCGGATCCCTCTTTTGACGCTACAACTTCTCCGTCTAATTCAATATCTATTTTATAGCCAACATTTTCGAAACCAACAGACGGCACGATAAACACATACAAATATCTTTTATTTAACCCAGATCCTTTAGGAACGTAGCTAATGGTGTCGTTTACGGTGTCAATCGAAACGCCTACACTTGCAAGATTACCGGAGTTTGTCAAATCGACATAAACAGGATTTCCGAATGCTTTTAACTGTTCAGCGTCTCGATGCAGCCACATAAAAATATTATAAAATACTGACCTATCGAAAAAGTCTCTGGAAAAAACAACCCCGTATTTTAATTCTATTGCCTCAACAATGCGTATAATTCTAAGCGCCGGTTTAAATTCACGCCAGGATATTTCATTAGATGGATTTAATAAATCCCTGCCACCGCCGGTACCTATACTTATTTCATCAGTAGATGTTATAAGTGGGTAGTAAATATCGCCGTTGCCGATGCTAGGCGAACGCATCGCTTCGAAAACTATATCGTCATTATATTCATGATCGTACTCTGAAAACTCTAGTGATGATAATTGATCATCTTTAAACAAGTCCGTTAGATTAACGGCTTTTGAATAAAAGGTAATGCTGTAAGACGATGGGAGTCCATTTTTTAATTTAGCAGAATCCAATTGAATGCAGCCAAATCTAAAAGGCAAAGACTTCAATTCGATGTACGCATCGATCCTGATGTTTGCGTTAAATGTTCCGTCTACAGTCGCGTCGTACCAATGTGTGAATATTTCATTATTGGTTGGTGAAGCTGGAACAGAAAAAGACTGTGTGAAGTCAGACAGCACCTTTCCGATATCTGATAGATTTTTAATCGAAAGATTGATTGATATTTTTTCGTCTTTGAAAAGGTCGAGCCTTGTTTCTTTTATGTAAATAGCAACATCCATCAGACTACAGTATTCATTAGGTTATACGAGAATTCAAAATCCATAGAATACTGAATCAGTTTGTTTACCAATTTGGTTTTCTTTTCGAATGTTTTTTTAATCAGGTTAACCGGATAAAATATGCCGTCGTTTTGTTGAATGTAAACGAATTCGCTCAATAGCAACTCTTGAAAAAGCGCGTTGTAGTTCTCGGATATAAAATCGGTATTAACAGTTATGCGCTCTTTTCCGTTGAATAAATATTGTTTTTTGTTGTGCGACTGCAAAGAGTAGCTTCCAAAGTTTGAAACTATCGGGCTGTAATCCTCGCTGTCTACATCAATGTTTCTTTTCGAAGATTTCGAAAACGGTATGCTTTGCCAAAAACCAAACTTATTTTTGAAAAAGCAATTGACAACATCGAAACGGCACTCCGTTTTCATTTGAAAGCTATGCGCTTCTGTAACTTCGTCCTCATAAACAAAAATAGCTTGGTATATGTTTTCGTCCACAGCATAATTTGCAGCATTTACATACCCGATTACCTGATTGTTGAAGTCATTATTGAATGTAAACGGTACGTTTTCGCCGTTTATAGTGATCGAAACGAGTTTATCGGTAACGAAATATAATGGATAGTCCGATCCAGCATAAAAAATATGTGAATTTATGGAGCTTAAAACGTTTTTTTGCAGTATAGGATTAGCTAATTCTGTGTGATATCCAAATCCATCGACCGCCATAAAAGATTTGTTTACGGTGCCGACGTCAATTCCTAAATATTTAGCGGTTATTTCAGCCTCTATCCAGACCGAATCAAATGATGAAGTCGTAAAAGACCCTTCTGCTCCAAATATTCCTATTGAATTTTTTACGTAATCGTTGACTAAATTATGAATATCAAAAACAATGTAGGGCTGTCCGGCCTGTACCGCCAATTTTGAAAGAGAATAAACGGGCACTGCAGGCTTGTCGTTAACGAAATCGCCACGCCATATTTTTAAATTCATTATCGCTTGGTCAAACGGAACGCTTGGTGATATGTTCACGAATCTTGGCGATCTTGACAGGATTATTTTATCGCGCGTAAATGTTTCTGGAGGCGTTGGCTCAATTGTGGTTGTGTGAGTGATCACAACCTCTCCTGGATTGAAATTAGTTGTTAAGGTTGAAGACGTGGCTATATCTAAGTTAATCAAAATGCTTGCGCCATCAACATTTTGCTGTCCCGTAACGAATGAATACTCGGCATATCTAGCAACAATGTTGTTGTAAAGATTTATCCTAGTCTGAGCCAGCGATATTTGGCTAGAAACAAATTCGCCCCCAATATCCGACACTGGTCCGCCCACAAAAGTGAATTGGCTTTCTACGGTCTGCAACTCACTGACAAACCCTAATGATAATTTAAATCCTTGCCCGGTTGTTAATAAACTATTTAGTACAATTTTAATTTCTCTTACCATTTTCTAATGTGGTTTTTAAAAATGTTTCAACATCTAATCCAAACGCTTCAACTATATCGTCAGGCAATCTTTCAAATGATTTTTCAAATGGTTTAGAAAAGAAATTTTTAGGCTTCATTCCTTTTTGATAAACCGACCGAGTTATTAAATCAGCGGTATCATCAAAGCTCATAAATTTACCGTTCTTTTTATTTCTGAACTGAAAGCCCCTTGCTCTTACCCATTGATTTATGCCAGAAGTCAATCCGCCTTTTCTGCCTGTGCCACTTCCGAATTTAAACGGACTGTTCGGGGCTTTTAAATTCGATACAGACCCTTTAACCCCCTGATCTTGATATGGTCCGTACTCCGCCATTTCAAAAGACAGCTCCAGGCTATTCGGGTTTACTAAAACCGTTCCCTTGATGCTGTTGTAAAGATCCTTCGAAACGTTAGAATCCGACTTCGTCAGTATCGACCTTGACTGCTGAACGATGTACGCATTGAACGCGTCAAGGCTTTTCTTTGTTTCTTCACGGTTTAACATACTTCGATTTGATTATTTGGAATTGACAACGAAACATCAATTTCCCACCCGTCAAGACCGTTTAAAAATTCCAATTCTACCGGTAAAGGCGTGGGATCATTTACCATTTCAATATCAGATTCGTTATCCTGTAATCTCAATCTTGTGATCAATCGGTTTATAACCGCAAAGCACGTGTTTAGATTGTCGAGTTCGTTATCGTTTCGCAGCCATTTATCCAGCACAGATTCCTTCGAAACGTTCCTTTGGTCGAGTACGTGAATCTTGAAATTGAATACTACCTGTCCCTGCTGGATAAGTGCTGATGTGATAAGGACGTTCGCCAACGGATAAGTGGCTTTTTTAAACAAATCAATTCCTTGCACGGATTCGTGTGTGACTGTATTCACATCGACATCAGACAACAGCGCATCTTTTAAATAATAGGCCACCGTGTAAAACTCATTCATTTCGCATTAATTTTAATTGTCTTTTTTCTTCTGCCGCCAGATCGACTTTGTACTCTAAAAACGTCATAAACTCGTGGACGTTAAGTTTAACAGCCGTTTCAAATCCTGCCTGCTTTCCGTCAGCAACTGTATAAATTGAGCTGTACCAACCCCACTTTTCATTAAACCCGCTTTCATTTCTTCCGCTTCCGGTGTCGGTTGTTGTATAAAGTGAATTGTAGCGTTCAATAATTCCGAGCCTAAATTGTAAAAAAAAACCTTTGCGCCTAAAGCAACACTCAGAGGACATTCTTTCATTATATCGGAATACTTTTCCGCTGATTCGTATGGCTCAATTTGATATAGGTTTTTAAACGTTTTGCCTTGGATTATTGGCCGGTAAAGAATAGCCATTGCGTTATGCAGTTCTTCTTCTTCGGTAAATTTATCGTCAAGGTCGATGTATTCACCCGCACTCATTCCGTCAAGATTCGGGATAAATCCGTACTCGACACCGTCTTTTACGAATCTTTGGATGTGCCTTGCCGGCTCGTTTAATACCGCGGCAATTTGGTCAGCAGTTTCTTTAAGGTCTTTCGATGAAATTGATTTCGCCTCTGCGACGGTAATATTACAGAATATTGTAACTAAGGCCAACTGAACGAAAGCCGGTTCTTGACTTTCTTTTATAACGCGATGGTAGTTTTGCCATTGCCTTAACGTCATTTCTGACAACGATGTCGGTACTGTTATTTTCATAATTAATCGATATTGTATATTCCTGATGCGTCCATTTCAAAAAACATCCTCATAATAAAAGCGTCAAGCCTGTCAGGGGAATGTCCTATTTGCTCCTTAACTTTTGCTTTAGGAAGAAGCTGTATCTTCCCTTCATCGTCTAGTTTGTAGGACTGTAGGCACTCAAATTCTTTTATAAACTCAGTCTTTGGAACGTCGCAATTTATGAAAATTTCTCCTTTGTTTATCTTTTCTGCTAATTTATATCCGCACTCCGACTTTAAATTCTTGTAGCGCTTATCTTTTTTCGGTGTTGCGCCGTTGTTGAATGGCTTTGCCCCCTGTAAATATCCTCTTAAAAACGAACCTAAACCATCAGCATCATAGGCGATATTGTTTCGCATTACAGAATATTTTTCTGCTTTTTCTTTTAACAACTTCTCTACTTCAGGCGCATCGCATTTGTCAACCTCTTGATAATTTACCAATTGTAAACCATCCCAAACACACACAATGAACTTGTCGGAACCGTGCAAAGCAATGTCGGCGGTGATGTATTTCTTTCCTTTGACTGCGTGAGTGTTGGTCCATAAAGAATTAATATTGTCAAAGCTGCATAATTGGTCGTCGACCTCCATTTCTTCAGCTAGATAAAGCTGATTGAATATTCTTTTAGGTAAATCTTTTTGGGCTTGCAGTATTTCATCCTCAGAAAGAATACCTTCCCGGACCGCGTCCCAAGCCGTAATTTTAAAGTACGCGTACTGCGTCGAATCCGTTTTCGACTTTTCTTTTAATTGGTGCATCCAGTTAGCCGTGCCGCCAAAGTTGCCAATCAACTTCATTATACCTCCTGTCGCTGTTATTGTAGATCGTAACGCGTAGAACGCAGCCACCTTGGCGCGTGGTGCTTCATCAAATACTACCGAGTATACATCCTCTCCGTAAAGATTGTCTGGCTTGTCTGCTGACTTGAATCTGATGTGAACCCCGTTCGGACAGGTTATTATAAGTTCACTAGCATTTATCTTATACAGCCCGGTCTTTCCAACTTTGGCTCGCAATCTGTTGAAGGCAATTTTAGCCTGATCATAAACCGGGGCAACCCACCAATGATTATAGTTTGGTTTATTCCACGTTTCGTGGGCGCGTTCGTAAATCCACCATATATGAGAAAACGTCTTACCAACTTTGGTAGACGCTTCTGTTATTGTGAACCGGCAAGAGTTATAGAGAAAGTCTTTTTGGTAAGACGTTAGGTTTGGTTTTTTTATTACAATGTTCATTTAATCTTCAAATGAAATGTGTATCGGGGCATCTTCGTCTCCAGAGTGAATGATTTTGTCGCCGTACTTTTTAGGGTTCATTTTAGAAAGGGCCCATTTACGAACATCTACTCTTAATCGGCTTCTTTGCACGACTTCGGGATTAACGACATTATACTCCATATCGCCTTTTGTTACAGTCATAAAGTCATTACTGCCGTCGTCTGATATTTTTATGATTTCATCCAACAGGAAGTTTTCTCTTTCCTCGCACGCGTGCGCGTATTGTTTTCTGAGCTCTTCGTCTTTAATCCATTCATAAAATGTTTTAGAACTCATTCCCTCGTCTTTTAAAGATTGACGCAAAGAACTACCTGATTCAATTTTACTTAAAATTAGATTAAACTTTTGAACATCCATTACTTACATTTTTTATCGCCATTACGATAAGTACCTGCATTTTCGTAATGCTTAATTACTCCGGTGCAATCGTTCTTTAAATCAAAACTCGTTTCGATTGTTCCGGCCACGTTGAACGATTGCCAATTTTGAACGGTTCCGCAGTTGCAGTTTAATTCTGCTGTTACCTGATCGTTAACTTCATCTGCGGAACACGAAATTAAAATAGTTGCGATTCCGAGTAATAGTATTTTATTTTTCATAATTAAAAAGTTTGTTTAGTTTACCTAACACGATTTTATTTTGTCCTTCACATCCGGCGCAATAATTTATCTGTGTTTGAAATGTGGAATTATACACTTCATAAATATCGTGCCAATCTTTTGATTCAATTTTTTCTTGGTTGATTTTTCCGAATACTTCTTTTTGATCCGTTGTCATTTCTTTGACTCGGTGAAACGGGAATAGGATATTTAGATAATCCTTTCTTTCATTACATCCTTGGCAAGGATTAACTCCAATTGCGTCGGTGATATTTTGGATAACATCTCCAAGTCCTGATGTTTTTTTCTTACTTCCTGACGAAACTCGTTTATTATTTTTTGGATCTGACATCTTGATATTCCTGATTTTAATGAAAACTTTCTGATTCCTTGCTTATGGCTTTCGACAATTATTATTTTCTTATAAGTTTTTTGTTTATCGAATATCATTTTAGCGGATATTGACTCAAAACCTAATTCAGATAACAAATCTTTGTCGCTGTCCGAATACTCTACATCGTTTGGTAAACTTTCTTTTTTGGACAACTGATCGATGTAGATGTTTTTTATCACTGAAAAAACATAACTGTTGCTTATTTCTTTCTTGCAATCGTGCAGCTTTAGATACATATCCTGAACCAAGTCTTTTGACAATTCTGAATCTTTGCAAATTGATTTTGCGTATTTAATCCATAGACTTTGATTTTTTGAAAGCTGCACGATCATTTGTCAAATATAACAATTATTTACAAAACTTGTATAACATCTTTGTATTCGTAGTTGAAATAATATTTTAACCCATCTTTTTGAAAGACTTGAGCGGTGTGTGTGTCTTCACAAGCATCACATTCATACTCAAAATCAAATTCAGAACCTACTTTCGTAAATCCTTTTTCTAAGAACTTTTTTTCGTAATTATCTATATTAAAATCTTCAAACATAATCATTTATTTATTGTTACCACCCTAATAAATTCATCGCTTCCAATTACGCGTAGGATCCAATGTGTTGTGTCGCGTCCTGAAATGTATACTTGCTTGCCTTGGTAAGTGAAAGGCGTTTCGTTTATTGGGATGTTGTTTTTTGATCCGGCGCGGCTCATAATGCTTCATATTCGTTAATCGCTTTGAAAATCTTTTCTGCTATTTGTGGTACGATTGCGTTTCCGTATCCGTGGAGTTGCTCCCTAGCCAATTTTCCGGATAACCCATTATCCACGCATATAGTTGGGGGTTCACTCGACCAGAAACCGCCCCGAAAAGTCTGTACAAGTGTTCCGAAGTGCCACCAGGGCTTCTGTGATGCCTTCTCCCGTACATAGGAAAAGAAAGTCTGTCCCTGTTGCATTCTGATGCTGTCGGGGTAAGCAACGATATACAACCGGGCGCGGTGATGGACTGCACCGACTTCTGAAGCACGACAAACTCGCCATTCTGCATTGTACCCCATTGCGGATAATTCGGTGAGAATTGCGCTAAAGTCTGCCCCGCCGTTAGTTTTAAGAATATTAGCCACGTTTTCGGCAACAATCCACTTTGGTTGGATTTCTCGAATAGCTCTACAGAATTCATAGAATAGTCCAGTTCTTTCGCCTTGTAACCCCTGTTGACCTTTACCGTGTTGTTTCGCAATACTTGCGTCCTGACAAGGGAATCCGCCGGTAAGAACATCGCATTTTCCTCTGTAAATCCTAAAGTCTGTTGTTGAAATATCTCCGTGTCCTTTTGCATTTGGAAAGTTTTGTTTTAATTTTTCTTGTTTATAAGGAATCCATTCGCACCAAGCGGTTGTTTCCCATCCTGCCCAACGTGCTGCCAATGAAAAGCCGCCGATGCCTTCAAATAATCCGATATGCTTCATGGCGTTTTGTCTTCGTGTTTATCAATACAGACGTGACACAATCTGAGAAGTTCTTTATCTGTTCCCGCGTCTGAATCTTTTAACCATAATTCTTGCCTGCATCTAACGCATTCAGTTGGCTTAAACTTTCCCTCCGGCTCATTCCGGTTTGCTGTAAATTTTATTATTCCTTTTTGTTCTAGGTGTTGGACGTATTCCGCGAGTAGCTCTATTGTGTTTATATCTTTACTTGCATTACCGTATGTTGGGATGTATTCCGGTAGGCTATAGTGATCCTCCCAATACTCCCTTGCGTTTTTCAGGTCTTTTTCTTGGTTTGTCATTGTGTTATGATTTTAGGTTTTTTCTTACTTCTTTTTAGAGTAATTACCTATTTTAATTGGATGATCTACAGCTTTTTGATGATCCCATCCCCTTAAGATTCTGCCTCTTATTGAAGCATAACTATTTAGTTTTCCTAGATTAAACAAAACCATTGATAGAGATTGCTTTTCTTGGTTGTAATTAATCATGAACGTGTTATCGCGATTATTGCAATTTACTCTAGGAACTACCCATCTGCAATTTTTAGGACAATAACCTTTTGAGTTGTCCCTCCTATCAATTTGCAAACCTTCTTTGTAGCCATTTTTTATAGACCACTTCATAAACGATTCGTAACTAATCATCCATTCATCACATACTTTTATCCCTTTATCGAAATATAAATGTCTAGCCCGATAAGTGTCCAAACACCTGCTTTTCATTTGCCTCCATACCTTGCAAAGTAATGTGCCTCCTTTACCTTTTTGTTTTTTTTGAATGCAACCGCAACTAGATATTTTTCCTCTTACCAAATGTCCAATCCTTACGTTGGTTTCGATGCCGCATTCGCACTTACAGTTAAATATTCTATTTATTTGACCGCTAGGCAATCTTTTAGAAGGTTGTTCTTTTATAACGGTTAACATATTAAAAACGTCCCCCCGACTTACACTCAATCTTTTGCTCATAATATTAAAGTTACATAATAAGCAAATGTAACTTTAATATTTAAAAACGCAAAAATTTTCTTCGTAAATATTCAATTCTGCATTACATTCATTTCTGAGTTTTATTCTTTGCTCAGGATTTAACTCATTAACGCTTTTTTCAAGCCTAAGAGCGATTGTTTTTGCTCTGGCGTATATTTGTATCATTTCCGATTTATTTAGCTTTAAATCAGGTGTTTTTTTAAGTGATGAAACAAACTCAAAATAATCATTACCGTAAATCTCTTTTAATCCTTCGATGTAAAGTAAAGGATCACCTCCTGACATTCCATTGCTTTCAAAATTTTGTATGTGTATGTTGTGCAGGTTGTACGCGGTCGTTCGGTTTGAACCCACGGAAAAGAAATGACCTCCAGCCATCTTGCCAAATCTTTTAGTCGCGATGCAAGGCTGACCATAATCGATTAACCTCGCTATTTTGTTTATTACGGGTTGTATGTAAGTTTTACGGTATTCATCATTTGACATTAAACTTATTTTTGTTGTTTTATCTTTTGCTTTGCCTTCTGCAATTCTTGGCTTCTGAACCTTAAAAATAGACTTCTGCATCTTTATCTTTCCGTTTTCTGAATTAAGCAGCCAATCAGAATAGCAACCACACATTTTCCCCAATCCGTAAACCCGGTTTTCAATACTGGTTAATTTTCCGCAGCCGTGACCTTTTGCAAGTCCCTGCCCAAAACATTTCTTTTGTTTAATCATTTCCTTTTTGCTAAATAAAATTCAAAATGTATTCTTGTTTCGTCGTAATCTTCTCGGTAAAAATTGATAAAATTTCTCGCTTCTTTTAACAATTCGTCTTTTGCTTTTTCAATGTTATGTTCAACATGTTTATCTGCTAACTCTGGTCTAAGGTGCAAATAAACGTCATGGTCATTTTGTAAAACATATTTAAGTTTTATAACCTCAAAACCTTGTTCGCTTAAAATTATATTTTTTGGCTTTGTAGCTTTTATAATATACTCTGAAAAATGTTTCCATAGGAATCTTTTAATTGCGTCTTTAATCTTTTTCATAATTTTAAAAATATTGTTGTAGTTCTTCTTCTAACGTTTCGCTTTCAATCCCTAAAAAATTTATAATCACATCGCGAACCGCGGTGTAAACTTCTGCAAATTCGGTATCATCCATAGTGGAAAAGGATATTGAATTTGGTTTTTTCCTAATCTCGCCTGTAATTACATTTACGACTTCGGTATAAAATCCGGCTTCAATTGTAACATCGTGGCGCAAGTCCTCTAAGTTACGGTAACTGTCCTGATTTTCAAAACACAATTTTAACATTGCGAAAAACAAGCGATGAAATTTAGGGTTTCGTACTTTCTTATATTCGATTTCAAAAACCTCGTTTAATGGCATTTTACCAAACTGCTCGTGATCGGAATCATAAGCGGGTTTTAAGAATCCGTTTATTGTTTTGGCTACTAGAATTTTCATTTTAATTTTTTTCTTCTCGCTTTTTCTTTGGAATCATACCGTAAATGGCATAGTTGGCACATCGCTTTTAAACGATCATCAGAAACATTTTGATTTGTTTCATCGTGATCGAGGTGTGCAATCGTAAGAATGACTTTTACTTTTTTGAACGACTCAGTTATTAAGTCTTCAAAAGCTTGGTTTACCCAAAAAATTTTTCCGTTTTCTTTATACGACAGCATTGTAGAATAATTTTCAGCATTACAGCATTCACATTCATTCTTTGCACGTTCTAATATTCTGGGCCGAATTTCGGATTTCCAATTTGGCGGATATTTTTTATAATCTATTGGCATAATTTCTATTTTTTTAAAAAGGTATTTCTAAATACATATCCTTTGCTTTTCTTATTTCCGAATCCGGAAGCTTATGAACCACATAGGTAAAAGTATTTCCGAACTTGTTCTTTTTGGTTCTGCGCTCCGAAACTAATTTCAATCCCTTTCGGTTGAGTTCGCTTACTCGCGTTCTGAATCCTGACAACCACGGAAATTCCATAATTGAAACTGAGCCGGTGTTAATCAAAGTTAGCAGTATTTCTTCAGTGTTGGTCTTTGGCTGTGGTAAGCCTCCGAATATGTCTTGTTGTGTGTTCATGGTCTAATTTTTAAGTTTTTACGCACCCAATTCATTATAGAATCTAAATACTCGGTTTGTCTTGCATTGTGTTCAGCTTGGTGACAATCTCGGCAAAGCGTAACTAAATAATAATCTTCATACTCCCACGCCTTACGCCCTTTCAAATAAACAACGTGATGAACTTCTAACTGTCTTTCGAAATTATCACAAAGGCATTTGCTACAAACGAAATTATCCCTTTCGAGTATTTCGTATTTTTTACGCATCCACGCCGATGTTTTTAGTTGGTCTGAATATTTCATTTTAGAAAGGAATGTTTTCATCTTCATCGTCGATATATGGTTCTCCAAAAGCATCTACTAATTCGATTCTCGGCAATTCTTTTGACAATTCTGGCTCCGGTGATGTTTTTTTTCTATCTCTGTCAATTGGACTAAATCCGCAGACGCCATTAAAATAATATCGATTTTCTTTAAACTCGAAAGTAATCCGGTCTACTTCGCAGGGACGCGCAACAAGTTTTTGTTTTTTAATTTTCTGACTACCGAAAATAACTTCATTGTCCCGAAAATCAATTGCTCGGTTTGGTCGCCATACAAACAAAACGTTATCAACTTTATCGGCAAACGTTCCGCCGCCTTTAACTTTGTTTAGATCCGGTTTAAAGTACCTACCTCCGTCTTTATCGTTTGGTCGTGCCGTCAATTGATGCGCCACAAGGTGTATGCTTATTTCGTTTTCTACCGCAAATCTTTTTAACTGTGATATAAAGCGCGAAATATATAAATCTTCGCGTTCTCCTGGATTCATTAAATGCTCGATCGTGTTGTAAGGATCAATTATCAAATGGCGAATCCCTTGTTTTCGAATCAAATACAAAACCCGCTTAAATATGCTTTCGATCTTAAAATCGTTTTCAGGATAGATGACAAAAAATCTTTTATCAATAAATCCCATAGCTTCAAGATAATCGCCTTCTGACATTTGCAAGTTACCATAGTGCGGGTCCGTAGTCGTTCCGATATACATTTCTGCTAAATCATTCCAAAAATCGTCCATCGGCATATTTTCAGGACTAAATACAGCAAACTTGTCACCGTCCCAATATGATTTTATTACGGCTAACTGATTCAGAAACAGAGACTTTCCTTCATTTTGATACCCAGTCCAAAGATTAACTTCTCCGGTTCTCCATTTCCAAGCCTTATCAACAGCTTCAATATGGGTACTTTCTCCACGCTTCTGACCATTTTTAAAACCGTCCATCATTGACGAAAAACTATCCTGAAGCGTGAAAACTCCTTCTACTTTCACATCTTTTGCATCTTTCAGAAGTAAGTTTAATTCGAAAGTACCGTGTTTAATCAGGTATTCGTTTGCGTCCTTGCACTCTTTAAAATCGACCAACTTACATTTTTCTGCACCAAACCTACGAATCAACTCTTTTTGCAGCCGAATACCGTTATTATCAGAATCAACAGCAATATAAATTAATTCTGCCTGCTCAAAAACATCAAAGCAGTTTGTAATACATTCTAACTTTTTATCGATGTTTGTATCGTTTTCATTTGGTGCGCCCTGATTTACGGTTGTGTGATTTGAGTGTCCGGCCACTTCCCAACTCATAGAATCGAATTCGCCTTCACAAACTATAATTTCTTTTTGTCCTTTGATCCGGTCAAGGTTAAACATTATCGGCTCAGCTTCTTTTGCTTGAAAGAATTTCTTTTCGGCAATCATACGTATTTTGTAATTGACAAGTTTGCCGTCACGCAGGTAAGGAAAGACAATACCGTTGCCGTCTTTAGTCATCACGATTTTGTTTTCTTTTATTACTTCCTGAGTGATTCCGCGACTTTCGAAATAAGTCAAACCTACCGCGCTTAATTCGGTAAGATTTTGCTTTGTAGGTTTTTTGTAAACCGGAGCAATATCATAAGGTTTTTTAACATAATCCTGTGGCGCAACGCATCCTTTCCAACCACATTTAAAACAGTTATATAATCCGGTTTCTATGTTTATAGAAAGGCAAGTGTCTTTTATGTGTGTTTTACCTAAAGATACGCAATTTGGGCAAGCAACCTTTTGATCCTTTCTATTCCCTTTGGGCTCTATCCCTTTTGCTATAAATTCGTTAATCATCGTACTTTTGGGTTAGTTGGTTAGTTTTACCTATAATATTTTGTTTCGGTTCTAAAGCAGGTATAGGATCATTAAACCTTTTTTGACTTAGGTATGTGTATGGATTAGGATGCGTGTATTTATCGAATGGTTTGTAAGAAATAAACGCCTCCAAAGTCTCAGATATTTTTTGCTTATCAGTTACCGCCATTTTATTATACAGACCTCTGCACTTTTCTTTGGCGACTTTTTTAGGATAAAGCAACCAAAAACTATCAAAGCCGTTTTCGGCGTTATATTCTTCTTTTCTTTTATTCTTATTTACTTCTTCTTTGCTTTCTTTCGCTTTCGATTCGGTTAACGGTCGTAAAGCGGTCGTAAAGCGGTCGGTTTTTTTTGGACGCCCTCCTTTCGATCCATTAGCAGAATTTGTTACTGAAATATGATTGGCATCAATAAGCTGTTCGTCTAAAAACTTTATAGAAATAAAATCATTTTCTACTTTAAAAAAGTGATCAATTAAATCAGGTAATTCGACAGGATTTTTATATCGTTTATTTATTTCAGATAGCGAAAGAACACCATCCCTTTGCCAATATAAAGCGCAAATATTAATAAATAAACCTTGTACAGCGAATGATTCGTAAACGATATTTCCGGTCATCCATTCTGTAACAATAAACTTGAAGTAAGGAAAGTTTTTTGCCATTGTATAGTGAGTAAAAAGTTAAAGTCCCATAAATCCCCTGCTCACTACTTCAGGTTCATTATAGGACTTTTATAATGCTTTTAGATAACGTAGTGAGTTATGCAAATATAGTAATATTATTTCAATAATCAATAAAAAAAGCCGGAGAAATTACCAAAACTCCGGCCTTAACCAACCAAAACAAATTATGAAAGTGGAAAGGTAGGAAAAAAAATTAATAACGAAAACGATTAACTTTACTTTCTAACGTTATACATCCATCTTTTTTTAATTGATTGGTGTAAAGGTAGGTTTGCGATAAGGATATTCCTGACAATTTAGATATTTCTTTTATTTTTAAATCAACACCTAACGCGTTTACGACACTTTCAATTTTATCAAACGAGGTTCGTTGACCATTGTTATTGCTGAATATTTTATAATTTAAAAATTTAGAATCTTCAAGACTTATAAAGCAATTTTGACCTTTTTTTACTCGAGTGATTTTCCAATAACGAATGCGCTCGTTAAGCAGTCTTTCCGATATTCCTATCTTTTTTGACAGGGATTTAATACTTATCTGCATCAGAAAGGCAAATCGTCGTACTCTTCTTCTTTAAAACTTGGCGCTGGCTGGAATAAAGGTTTTGCCGGAGCTGCCGCTTGTGGCTTCGCAGGGGCTTGTCCTTGTTCTTTTTCAATCCTCCAACCTTGGATGCTGTTGAAATATTTGGTTTCGCCCTGTGGATTTACCCATTCGCGGCCTCTCAAGTTGATTGACACTTTTACAGGTTCTCCCGGCTGATAATTGTTCAATAAATCGCATTTGTCTTGAGCGAACTCAATCAAAATATGCTGAGGATAAGTTTCTTCGGTTGTTACCACTAATTCTCTTTTTTGAAACGAAGAAGATACTTGTTGTGTAGGTTTTAGCTCTTTAATTTTTCCTGTGATTTCCATAATTTAATTTATTAAATGATATTTATTTTTTCCTTCCTTATACGCTTCGTTGGCTTCTGCTTCGGTTTTAAAGTAACCTAAGAATTTATTTTTTCCATTTATCATAATAGAGGCTGAATATTTTAGATTTCTTTTATCGAAACATGTTCCTTTAAAATCAGTATTAAACGCGTTTTGCTGTTTTGTAATTGATCGTAGATTTAATATTTTATTGTCAGTTTTTATTCGATTTTTGTGATCAATTAAATTTACACACTCCTTAAACTCAAAATACCAAGCAAATTGATGTCCGTACAAATAAAAAGTTCCTGTTTTATTTCTTATAGTTAGCATAATGTAACCGTTTTTAGAAACCTTTGAGGCTGTTTTGCCTGTTGGAGTTGTGATTGATCCAGTTTCTTTTTCATAAGAAAAACCTTTTTTAATTGCTAACTCACATTTTTCTAATCTTGTCATAATTAAAAATTCCCTCTCAAGTTTACCGCCAAGCAAAACAAGAAAGGGAATCGTTTTAAATTCTTAATCTTGGCGGATTTACAACAAATATAATAATATTATTTTAATTTCCTTCGCTCTTCTCTTAATTGATATTGGCGTTCTTCCAAATCTTTTTTAATTCGTTTAATTTCGTTGTATAGCTTTTGAAAATGAATATCTTTCATATTTTCCGCCCAATCGTCGTTAACTGAATCAACACGTTTTGAACTTAAAAACGTGGTTCTTATTTCTTCTGGAACGCTAAGATAATGTTCTTCGGTCATTCTTAAAAGTAATTCTTTTGATGCTCCCATTATTTCTTTGGTGTTAGTTTATTTTTTAATGACACTACGTATTCTTTGAACAAAACTTGATCCTCTTTAGACAATTCTTTGTATTTTTGTCCAAGTTCATCAGTGGATTTTGTAGCATCCAAAACTCGCTGTATGCCTATTCTGCGTGCAGTCTCTTTTGCTTCGGCCTCAACACGTAATCTTTCGGCTTCAAGTTCTTCAGCTTTTCGTTCGGGATTATCAATGTCATCTTCGTCGGTGTTGATGTGGAAGTACTTTAGCAAAAAATACCTTTCAGCATAAGTCAGAGCGCTTCCTACCCCTTTATCCCAATCGTTTTGACCATTAGCCCCGAAAGTGTTTTCGTCTTTATCTCCGGTATCGCAGTCAATCCACGTAAACTTCATCATTACCTTAGATAAAATCTCTGTTTTTGGTTTTCCACCCCAAACTTTCGTTTCCTGATTTTGATTTAAAGATGTTGAATAATCTTGCCTAACGTTTTCAATAGAAGTTACTTCCTGCTTTAAAAGTAGACCGTGCTTAATCATTAATGGCTTAACGTGGTCCAAGACTTTCGAGCCGGTAACATACTTATAGTTTTGACCGTCTTTATCTTTTCCAAGTCCTTTGACTTCTTCCTGGATTTTAGCTAACTTTTGGTAAAGATTCAATTTTGTACTCATAATCTTAATTTATTATTGGTTAGTTGAATATTTAGGTGTTCCGTTTTGATTTTCTGCCACGCCATTTGGACTGATAATTTCGAAGTTCACATCAGGTATTTTTTCATCAAATGCCGGGTCGTATTCTCTTTTAGGGGCTGAACAATGCTTTTCAATTAATGCCGCCTCTTTTTTGATTTGCTCTTTTTTAAGAAGCATTTCGGCATTGAACCTCATTTTTACATTTTCGAAAAGAGCAATGCTTTCTTCGATAGTTCGGTCTTTTGTCAGCAGTTCTAAAACAAAGGTTTCTTTATTTTTTAGCTCTAGGGTTTTGAATAGTTGGATGAAGTATTTCATAATTGTTCTGGTTTTTCTCTTTCGGTTAACATTGCGTCGGCACAGCTATATGAAACATCAGAAACAATACTGTTTTGCATTAGATATTTCTCGCCATTATAGTCTTTCATCCAATTAGGATTAGACAGTATTGCTTGCATCGCTTTTGCCGCGAAATAATCTCTTAATGTCATTCCTGGCCAAACCGTGCCGTCTGCGTCGGTAAATGGAAATGCTGGTTCTGTCTTCATAATCTAATCTGTTTTAATTGGTTTAAAAGAATGACTTTCATTCCTGATTCGTCGTCCATTCCTTGAATGAATATTTTAAGGTTCGCAAACGCTTTCCGATTCCGCTCACTATCCGCGTGCATTTCGTCAAAGTAATAATCCACCTCTGACCAGTCGCAATGTTTCGGAAACTCGTATTTAATCGCTTCAATCGCTTCGAATAGATTGGCTGATTTTAGCGGTGTTGGGTCGGGTGTTAGGGTTGGATTTGGCATGGCTTTTCTCTTTCTATTAACATTGCGTCGGCTTTCATATATTGAAGCTTTGACTCTACTGAATACCAAAACATAATCCCATCAATGCCCGTAGGTATATCGTCTACACCCATTAGTTTTTGAATAATTTCTTTTGAATAATTTGCGATATCAAAGTCACTTGCGGAATTTGCGAAATAATCTCTTAACGTCATTCCTGGCCAAACCGTGCCGTCTGCGTCGGTAAATGGAAATGCTGGTTCTGTCTTCATAATCTTAATTATTTAGTTTTTCCTAATTCTGAATTTGTAAGTGCGTTGTTCTGCACCGCGTTAATTAATCTTGAATCCTCTTTTGAGTAGGTTTCGAGTTGGTTGGATTTTACCGCGAATGTTATCGTCTTAGCGTGCTGAATTAAAAAAGACTTTAACGCGGTTAGGTGCTTTTCCGTGAAGTTGTTTCTCGGGTTTCCATCGCTTTTATTGAACTTAAAAGTATTTTTTGAAATACCCATAGCTTTACAAGCCGCCTCATTCGTAATTTTAGAATCTTGGATTAGGCTTAATATTTCTTGCTTGTAGTTCATATCACACAAATTGAAGTTCCTTAACCGGTTTGTCGTTTTCAGTTTCAAACAATGAAGTAAAATCCATAATGTTTGGAATGTTGTCGAGTTCGCATAGGTATTCGATTACGGCGCATAGACCTTTGAATTGATATTCTTTATTATTGATGTCGTTCAAACCCCACGCGGCCCATCTGGGAGAATCTTTATTTTCGTGAGACATCATTCCAAAAACAAAAATATGCTCAACTTCAAATAATTCTTTAATTGAGTATCCACTATCTCTAATTAGTGAAATTCCGTTTGAGGTAGGGAAAGGCTTGATTACGCCGGCGCAAAAAACATCTTGCCATTCATTTTTATTCGACAAAATATTCCCAACTGCGCAAGCTTTACAATCGAGTGCATTCAATCTGTTCTCGTGAAAAGCATTATACAATTTACTAACTGCATCTGTAAATCTTTTCGGTAATTGTTGTTGTAGTGTATTCATAGTTTCTATTTTAAATTAGCTGATTGATTAAATGATTCTTCCCTTAGTAACGCCATTAGTTTATCTCCGTGCTCGACAAGATAAGTGCGTAAGTCGTTATAGTTCTTTTCAGTGAAGTTGTTTCTTTTACGAGTATCGCTTTTATTGTCTGCAAATGTTTGCGGCTTTATCCCCATTGCATCGGCAGCGGTTTTGTCGGATATTTTCGCGTCTTGGATTAATTGTAGGATGTGGTCTTTGTAGTTCATTTATTTCCAAAGTTTTTTTGCCGTTGCTAAATTTTTTTCTGCCTCGTTTACCGCTTTCTTAGCGTAGGTTAAAGAAAAGGAATGCGATCGTTCATACTTGCCGGATTTTAAGCCCTCGTGAAGCTCTTTGGCCTCTTCGACTTTGTACTCGTAAAACTCTAAACTTTCTGGCATTGACAAATTAATGTCGTTTGCTTTTCGCGCCCAGTATTCCGCTTTACCTTCGTGATGCTCTACTTTATCCATTTCCGCTACTGCCTTTCCAATTCTGTTCCAATTTCTGTCTATTAGGGCGCGGTGTCTTTTCTCTGAATGGTGACCAACTTTTATCGGCTCGCCTAGTGCTAAAAAGTCCGCGCCTTCTTTCGATGCTTCCCAATACTCATTTGATTTGAGTTCCGCGCCAGCGGCCCAACGCTGATAACGCTCTGATTTTGCTTTCGCTCTTTCCTGAACATTGTAGCCGTCAGCCCTTACGATTGAGTAGTAGAAATTCCCGTCTTTATCTTTACCAACAAGATTGAAAACAATGCACTCGTTTTCTTTTCCGTATTTGGTTTCAACTAAAATCTTTGATCCCTTTTCCTGCATTTCAGCGCATTTTGCAACAAAAACATTTGGTGCGTATTTTGCGTATGTGTTAGCCATAATTCCTATTATTTAAATTTCTATACAACAATATTACACTATGTTTTAATAGTGCGCAAATAAAACTTAATAAATCCGACCAAATGCAATAAATATCGACTAAGTTAATTGTGTTGTAAGAAAAAAGCCAGTTTTTAAGCTGGCTTAATTAAAGAATCAATGTGGTAAATAATCAGTTTCGCGCCAACCAAACCCCGCCAACCAAACCCAATCCGCCATAAAACAACGGATGTTTGTACCAAGGCGTTGGCTTATCCATTTTTAATTTGCATTCCTGGTCTTTGAGTTTAACAATATTCTTAATCGCATTGTCATTCATCGTCGCGACATTTTGCAGTCGCTCATCCATCCGAACGGCAATTTCAAACAACGAATCCCGCGCTTCTTTCAAATCGGCTATTTGCTGGTCTTTTTGCTTATCGATGTAGTAATGGCGTTTTACAAGTTCCCAATCTTCGGGGCTTAGTGTGCTTTGCGCGAATGTGGGGATTGTTAGGATTAGGAGAATTAGGGTTTTCATATCAGTTCTGGGTTTTGATGAATGTTTCCTAATATGGAAATCAAATTAGGATCTAAAGTTTGCATACTACCACTTGTAGGAAGTTCTGGCTTATCTATGTAACGATATCCAAAACCAGCACTTTCATTATTATACACAATAATCAAATCAGAGAAAGCCTGAGGAGTTCTTAAAATATCGCCTTCATAAATTTCTTTCCCGTTTTTATCTTTTAATCCCGTGAATTGCTCGAACAAAAAACGAGTATATGTATTAATATCTCTTACCATTGTTCTGCTTAAATGATACTCACTGTATTCGTTAAAATATGAATCCCACAACCTAAACTTAATTTCTCTTTCCATACTACCTAAAATTATACCATTTCCAAATTACACTATCCACTTCTTTAGCGACAGGACGAACATTATTACCTTTGTTTTGCCATTTAACGGCTTTTTGTGCATCTGACGCGCTTTGTTCTGCTGCGGTTTGATTTGATGCTTTAGACGAGTTAATTTCGGTTTCTATTTTCGATTGAACTTCTTTTGTTTGCGATTCATTTAGGCGGGATTTGTAATAGTGCGCAGTAATTGCAAAACCAATGGCTACCAATGCAAAGAAAATGCAAAGGTAGATTTGCCATTTAGGTAGTTTGTCTGTTGTTGTGATTTTCATAATCGATTAGTTTTTATTAAAAAATTAGTAACGTTATTTTTACCACAAACTTCTTTTTGGCAATCATTGCATTTTGCTTTATAAAACAATCCTGTTTTGCTAATTGTAATTAGGCTTTTATGTGGTTTGCAGCAATTTTTATTTGTTGTATATGACTTCATCTTTTCTATTGTTTTAAATTAACCCCGTCCGTAGGTTTTTTATTGGTAATCAATTATTTCAGCAATTAATTCAGCTTTGGTAAAAATCACTTTTCTATTACTCGGATACCACAATTTAGGCATCAAAGCATTTATCTTATCAAAATCAATGTTTTCGTTTAGGATTTTTGCAACATCCTCTCTTTCATCACCTGATTCGCTTAGCCTTTCATCTTCTATGGCAGTTTCTGAAATGTGATTACCGTCTAATTGTACGATAAATTGTAAATCGCATTCGTGGGCTTCGACTGTAAAATCATCGCTTTGCGCTACTAAAAATTCATATTCAAGGTGTTCTGCTATCTCTTGAACTTCTTTAAAAAATCTGTCGTCAATTGCGTACATTTCTCTCTTAATTTAATTGGTTAATACTTTTAAATTAACCCGCCCTATCGATGCTACTCACAATTCATACCCCTATGTTTTAAGTTAAATCGGAGGCGGGTGTTATTTTAGTCTTCAAATTCAAAGTCTAGTTCTAATTGCCTTGGCTTTTTAAGTTCCATCTCTAGCCATAACTCGAACTTGTCTTTTTTGTCTTGGTTATCTCCGAAAATAACAGATAATAACCAATCATATTCGCTTTGTTTTTTCATTTTAGTCTAGGGTTATTGGTTGGTCGAAATGTAATTCTTGAACAACAAAAACTCCCTCTAATAATTCAGGTATCGCATTGTTATATTCTTTTTTAGAAAGCAATAAATCCTTATATTCTAATATTTTATTGTTTGCGTATTCTTTCATTGCTTTTACAATCAATGATTCTTCATAATCGTTTAATATTAAAATATGCTTGGTTAGTGTTGTCTCTGCGTTCATTTTCCTGACTTCTTGTCTTTCCTCTGCTGTCATATCTATTTAATTTTTGGTTGCGGTTTGATTGGCTGTCCGGTAGCTTTATCGTGGCTGAAAAAAGTGTCTTTGGTTCGTAAATATTCCATGAAATCAATTGGCTCATATGAAATGAAGCGTGTTGGCGCTCCTGAGTTTCTGAAACTTGTAAATCGTTTAAAAAAAGCAATCTTTGCATTTATAGACACTTGGCAACCATCAGGAGTGCGAAACTTTAAAAAATCATAATTTAAACACGCGGCGAAAACTTGCTTTCTGGTTAGTCGTTTCATATCTATTTAATTCAAAAATTTATATCCTTTTTTAACTTTGTTGGCTTCTTTTTCAGTATCAAAAAATATTTTCGATTTAGATATGGTTCCGTAAGAATTAAAGCTAACTTCCACTCCCCAACAACCCGATGATTCTTCAAAAAATGGTTTTGACAACAACTCGACAACATAACAATCTACTAAGTTCATATCTATTTAATTTTACCCGTTAAGGGAGTGGTTAGTAAAGTGGTTTTGAGAACTCGACTACAGGCCTGTAATGCGTAGGAGTTCTGCCAAACTTGTTTTTCCAGTGCATCACAACAGTACTTCCGTAAGTCGCGTCAGAGAATCCGTATATTTCAAAATCTCCGTTTAGCTTTAATTCTGCCATTCTGAATAGTTTCCACTTATCAATTTCTTTCGGCAAATCCGCTTCCGATTCAATTTTAATCCAACCGTTGTTGTTTTCGATGCCGGAAAGTGATTTTGGGCGAATTCTATGAATTTTTGAATTAGTTTTCAGCAAGTCAACTTTATCGTATTTTGAACTGTATTGCCCTGGCTTAATTTTAGTCCAACCAGAATCTAACGATGTGTTTTCGTTTAAAGGCAATCCGACTTCTCCATAAGCCTTTTCAATAACTTCTAATTTTGTCATAATATTTAATTTTAAATGCTCATTTATGTAGCATAAGGTTGGTTAACATTCTACAATAGCTTGTTCTAATTTAAATATTTCGCTATTAGCATAATCAAGATTGACTTTGAGAAGCCCTATTTCATTGTTTAACCAGGATAATTCAAACTGGTCTTTTAACGGTAATCCTAACAAGTTCCTGATTAAATGTAAAATTGATCGATAGTTTTTCTTTTGCCTTTCTTCGTCTTTTATTAATGCCCTCATATATTCAGCGTATTTATTTGCTTTATTCTCTAAATTATTTTCCATATCCCCTATAATTTTTGTGATGGCAAAGCATCGGTTAAAACTTCTGCGTTATAAATTTCAATAATTACTGAATCTTTGAAAATTCCGTAAGCGAGAGTATTCCTGTATTTTAAACCTAATCTCGTCTTTTCAGAAGGATCTAATTTCTCCCACCATTCCTTTTCTATATCCCTTTATTTAATTTGTTTATCCCGGAGTTCATTCATTTCTTTGTCTTTTTCCCTGACTATTTTTTTTAGCTCAGGTTCGTTGTGTTTGTTCACACGAATAGACATTACTTTGTTTTCTGACTTTTTTCTTCCCATAATTTTTATTATTATATTCCGACCTCAATATTTAGTAAACTTGCAACTTCTACGTAAGTTTCTTTCGGTTTAAAGAAATCATCTTCAGAAAAAGAAACAGCGCAACATCCATCCTGCCATTTTGTAATGCTCCTTATTTTTTGAACATTTACTAAAATTGAATTGCCATTATCTAAATGCAGCTCTATAAATTTATTTTCCATTATTTAGTTTTTAAGTTTATCAAATGTAATATAAAATGTATACGTATACAAGTAATATTAAAACTTTAACATACTAAAAACAAAAACGCCCCAATTAAGGAGCGTTTGAGATAGTTCCATTTTGGAACGTACTGATTTATTTCGATTAACCGAAGTAAATATCAGCTTCTTTTTTTCTGCGATTGGTTAATCCTGGAATAACTTTACCGCCAGCTTTGTTCCATTTGAGAAACTCGGTTCGAATTGTTGGATCAAGGCTGTTTGCGTTTACTTTTTTCTTTAATGTAGATTTTGAATAATTCCCTAATCCTACATTATAAGCGAATGAAACTAAAGCGTTGAAACGGTCTTGATTTATAACCAACGTTTGCGCGCTAACTTTTGCCGCAAACTTATCAGCAGTCACTTTAAGCAACTCCATTGCGTAAGCCTTAGTAATTTTCGGGTCGGACATTTTAACCTTTCTACCATCCGGATAATAAGTGTTTCCGTAACCTATTGTAGGTATGCCTATGCTGTCTTTGTAAGGCACTAACGACAATCCCTCGAACGAAGCGATTAAGTCGTAACCGTTTTGATCTAATTTCATAAACTTTCAATTATCCCCTTAACCACCAACACAACTAAAGCAAATCCAATGAGTGCAAAAATGCAAATTATTGTGAATGGAAATATCGGGAGGGTTATCATTTAAAGGCTTGTTTTATTTCGGAAGTAGAGATATATGCTTCTTGTGCTTTTTTATCCCATTCATTCTTAGAACAGCGATATTCGATGCGTATCGCGTCCAAAGGATCAACTATTGAAACGTATTCTTTTGCTGGCTTAATGTTGTGCGGTGTTTCGCTTGTACAAACCACTAAAACCAACCCCATTAATAATATTTCGTATAGTTTCATCATTTGATATTTAATTTCTCTTTGATGATTTTAAGGTCAAAATTGATACTGTCGAGTCTTGGAGTTCCATTTTTGTAGAAACTGCCATTTTCAATAAGGAGCGATTTATTTTCTTTTCGAAGTTCCTTATTATCATTCCTTTGTTCATTATACAATATCTTTAAACTGTTATATCTTTTATCGGCAGATTCCTGTATTTTAGTCGCTGAACGGTCGTTTGACCATCCGAAATATAAAACCATTCCAACCGTTAGGATAGTATATTTTTTCCGATCACTAAAATTTGCAAAATCGAATAAATCGGAAAGGTTAGGCATCTATTTTACTTCAATGTCGTTGATTAATATTTGTTCGGCTGGTGTTGGTTCGTAGTTAAAGTAGTCAATGATATCCTCAGGCGTTATAGACTCTAAAACTTCATCTAATTTTTTGGCAAGTCTTTTTAGGTCCATATTATCCAATTATAATGTCGTATAAGATTATGTCTCCGAACCAGCTGCTCCCTTTTTTGTAGTTATTCATTATTTAACTTGTTTTGTTTCAATATTTCAGTCCTGTCTTTCTCGCTAATTCCGCGATGTTCATAGCGATTATTTATTTCGGCTTTTGTTTCGGCTTCTGGACCAACGCCTGTAACTACTTTATCTTTTGCAAGCAATCCCATCCCGATAAATGCAAAGAACGAACTAGCCCCTCCTACGATTTTAAGCCACTCTGGAACTTCGGTTAAATTCAAATATTCAATGGCGCCAGGGACTAAACCCAACGCGGTAACAATCGACGCTAAACTTGTTCTCCAATTTTTCATACTCCAAAATATTTTAATGTTAGCCACAAAGATAGCAAACTTCCGATAAATGCGCCATAATCGCCCCATCTAACGTCGCCCCAATCGAATATATTGATTCCGTCGATTTTAAACGAGCGCATATCTTGTAAATGCTCGACAACGGCACTAATAAGCCACCCAAAGAAAGTGATTAATACAATTGAAGCGGCATACGTTCCGAACCCAAGCCCATACCATTTAGAAACTCTAATCAGCAAGTGCATCAATATCGCGCCAATTAACATAGTTCCAAAGAAATGTTTATGCCGGTTTTTCAACAACCATTCTGCTATTGAGCCGTTGGTAAAGTCCGATGTGCTGAAGAACATATTTACGAAGTTCTTAAAGCCGTGTAGTTTTATTTTCATCACGATTTGTTTTCAAAGATATGCCAAACTAATGCACCGTTATGCTCTTGTACTGTTTTGATATACTCAAGGTCATACTCGTTAACTTCCTCGCCTGTTCCGTAAGCTCTAAACTCGCGTTCTTCGACTTGTTGTTCGTCGTCATTTACACGGGCCCAAAGACAAAGTTTGTCGTCCTGGAATTGAACTGTTAGAACTTTTGCATTAATTGGCATTTTTAATTTGCAAACCGACTCTTCAAATTGCAATGGGTATTTGTGGATTGTTTTCATAGTTAAATGTTTAGAATGTAAATGTAATAAAAAAATCCTTACTCGGTTAAAAGTAAGGATTTAAGATTGTGCGACTACCAAGATTCGAACTTGGAACGTTCGGGTCGTAACCGAAAGGTTTATCCGTTAGCCTATAATCGCGTTGTACGCCTGAGAGGATTTGAAGCTCCAAAGGTAACGGGTCTAAGCCGCCAAGCTGTGCCAATTCGCAATGAACCCACAGGCGCGTTTGGGTGTTTTCGGGATTCGAACCCTGCTTTTCGGGTTCACAGTCCGACGTTCTAACCGAATGAACTAAAAACACCATTTGTTTCAGATACTGGATTCGAACCAATTCAAGCAGAGTCAAAGTCTGCGATGCTACCGTTACATCAATCTGAAATGTGCGCTTTTGGAACGGCTGCGCTTACCGGTTTATTTCTCGACTCCAAATGTGAATAAACAGACCTTTTCTGTTTTGTCGGGGTTGCAGGACTCGAACCTACAGTCTCTCGCTTCCAAGGCGAGCGCGTAACCAATTTTGTCAAACCCCGTAAATAAAAAAAGTCCTCCAAATTGGAAGACTTTAGCGCTGTGCATATATTTTAAAATTAGCCATACCAAGTACTTCCCATTAATTTAATAGGTTGTTGCGGGTGGCGAAGTGTATTTTTAATCGTTTTCATAGATGCAAACATAATAATTTATTTCGGAATAATCAAAAAAAATCCTCAACAACAAGTCAAGGATTCAAAAACGCTATTAAAACCGATTCCCCAACCGATTGTTAAATTTAGTTTTTATCAGCGTAGAGTATGGTTAACCGCTGATTTTCTTATGATGCTGGTTTGCCAATTGTCCGATTCCGGTAAGCTGCTTAAAACAGCATTAAGTTTTCGCTTAGTGTCAATGTCAAAGCCTGAATTTGGTAACTTATCATACATAGTCATATCTTCCGATACAATGTACACGGTCTTAAATGCGAACTCGCAGAAGATGTATAGGTATGATGGTTTTCCGAATTGGCTCATAATTCAAATATAATAAAAAATTTATTCAGCTACATAAATTTGCCCCGCTCTTTCAGATTCGACATATTTTTTTTCGCCCTCATGAAAATTGTCTTGAATTGTTTTTCCGTCATTTGGTTTTTCTTCACACTTAACAGCGTAATGGATTTGGCAGCCAGCAACTATAACATGGTTATTTTCACTTCCTACTTTAGCAAACCAATTTGATGAGCGTACGTTGGTTTTTATTCCTAAAATAGCATCTGAAACTATCTCTACCTCGCCCCAAACACCTCTGTACTGTTTTCCGTCCGGGGCAAAAAACCAATTGTCTGTAGTAATTAAATATTTACCTTGCATAACATAAAAGTATTAAACCGAAAAAACCCGCAACACTCGAATGCTACGGGTTTTCCCTATCAAATTAAATAGTTTGATAATCGACCGTTAGACGTTTCGAGCCATTTAACAGTAAGGTAAAACTACAAATTATATTTCAAACCTCAAGCCATTTATCCCAATTAATTACAAAATAAAAAAAAACGAATAATGCAAATAGCCCTGAAATGAAGTAGTGAACTGACAGCCATTCGATTTGGGTATTATCAATAAACCGCTCCACCATTGATAATGATCGGGTTCTGTTTGATAGGTATATTACGGTTGCAGTTGTGTTTTGGAGTAGTCCCGTTATAGCATATCCATACATAGCAGCCAACGGTATGCTTATTAATGTTTGGCGCGGAACTTTCAAATAGAAATAAGTAATAACCATCAACGCATAAATCCATTCAATTGAGTAAATTAATCCTTGAAAGTAATAGTACAATTGAATGTAGTCTAAATACAAAATAGCTGCATTCCATAAGAACACAGCTATTACTTGTTTGTAAATGAAATGCATTACGCAGGTTGTACGGGTCTTGTTGGTCTTGGATGTATGCCTAAACGAGCCATATCCACCGTCTGAACTAAATTTCCAGCGGCTTCTTCCGCTTCGACCATCGCCAACAAGTCAGCGGCTTCAGTTGAGTTCTTTGGTGCCTTGGTCCTGATAATTACAATGTCTGCCATTTTTATTTATTTAAGGGTTATTTTTCAGTGATTAATACGTCAACAGGCGCGCTGGGAACAACGACTGTAGCCGCCGCCAATAATTCCAATCCTAACACGGTCAGTGATGCGCGTGCGAAAGTATTTACGGTAAATCCGGTAGTTGTGATAGAAGATATTCGCAAGAATTGATTCGTTGCCGATTGGTTTACCATATTCGCCTGAATATTCGGGGCCACTGCGTAAGCCGTAGGAAATGTAACGGTGTAAATACCTGATGCGTTTGTCGTTCCCGAATACGGTGTTGACTTTTTTGGCGCGGCAATTCTGTTCAGTTGCTTAGTCGTGTTATTGTGGACTACGATACTATCGGCACTCGTGCCAACGCCTAAATAATTCACTTTCAAGCTTTCAATAGTTGCATCGGTAAAGAAGTAGGAAACAGGATTTGTTCCGATTGGTCCGTCTGTTTTCTTTTCATTATAAGAAGCGAAGAAACACGAAATAGCAATCAAGCCTAAAAATGCTACTAAAACTTTTGTCAATTTATCCATTTTTATAAAATTAAGGTGTTACTGTTGCTACTACAGAAAGCCATACGTCTGAACTTCCAGCCTCTGAATTCTTAATGTAAATCATCGCCCCTGTTGTGATTAATGGAGCTTGCACGATGAATCCTAC